ACATTTACTGGCACTGCTACAGCCAGCTTTGCAGAGACAACTGCTTCTCAGATAGTCCAGAAAATTGGCGCAGCCAACAAAAGTAGATTTGACAGGACTGTAGCAAGAGCTACTGGAATTGATTTGGGAAGTATAGTTACTGCTGAAGGCTTGGAAGATTTTATGGCTGTAAGCATAAATAAAAATGTCAGCTTGATAAAATCTTTGCCTGAAGAATATCTAAAACAAGTTGAAACTATAGTCAATAATGGAGCAGTAAGCGGAGCAAGATACTCTACCATTGAAAAAGAGATAATTTCAAAGACAGGAGCCAATAGTAAATTGGTTAATAGGATCAAGACTATAGCAAGGAATGAAATTTCAACAATCAATTCTCAGCTCACACTTAGGCGGTCAGATAGCTTGGGGATCACCAAGGGCATTTATAAGTCATCCCAAGATGAGCGGGTAAGAAAGAGTCATGCTGAATTGGATGGGGTTGAATTTGAGTTGAAAAAAGGTGCCTGGTCAAAAACTGCTCAAAAATTTATACAACCAGGGATAACTGACATAAACTGTAGATGTACTTATTCCCCAATAATTGAGGTAGATTGATATGCCAGCTGAAATGGAAAGGTGTGTAAAATCAATAATTGAAAAACAAGGCCTTTCAGAAGAAAGAGCATGGGCCATATGCAAAGCGGCTGATACAGGCCTCTTATTAAGTGATAGCCAGACTTTAAATATTAAAGTAGATAAGACTACAGGCTTCCTGACTGCACCTGTTAAGCTTGCTCGTACGGGTGTTCAAAATTATTTGGGAATTGAGCTGGGGATGAAGGATAGAGCTGCTGAGGAAATTGGAGTTTTCCGCTCCCCAGCTGAAGTTCTGCATCCAGATAGCATAAAAAGCTTTATTAATCTTGTGGTCACTGATAACCACCCAGCAGTGTTTGTCACTATAGATAATGTTAAGCTTTTACAAAAAGGGCAGGTATCTGAAGTAATAAAAGCTGATGATGGCCTATCTGGAGTTATAACTATCACAGATAAAAACCAGATTGAAAAAATTATAAAAGGGAAAGTTGAAGTTTCAGTCGGCTATTCTAATCAGCTAAAAAAAGAAAAGGGGACATATGATGGTGATAAATATGAATTTGTCCAGACAGAAATCAGAGCAAATCATTTGGCTATAGTGGATGCTGGTCGTTGTGGACCATCATGCAAATTAACAATAGATCAAGATAAAAAGGAGACAATTATGTTTATTACAATTGATGGCATCCAGTATAACATTGAAGATGCCCAGCTCAAACAGGCTATTGAAAATCAGCAGGCAGCTTATGATGCCAAATTTGAGAAATTTAAGAAAAAAGAAGAAGAAAGTGAAGAGGAAAAAAAGAAGCTGAAGGCAGAGAAAGACAAGGCAGAAGCAGAGAAAGATGCAGTGGAAAAAGAGAAAGTATCAGATGCTGATCTTAACAAGCTTATTGCTGATCGGGCAGAGCTTCTGACTATTGCAAAAAATATCTTTGGGGACAAAATGCCTGAGTGTACAGATTGCCCACAGGAGCTGAAGACTGCAGTAGTGGATCACATTCTGCCAGATATGGAGCTGGATGGCAAATCAAAAGAGTATATCGACGCAGCTTTTGATATGGCCAAAAAGAAAGCAGCTAAGGCAGACAAGACCCTGGACAAACTTAAAGATGATTTCACCAAAGATAAAGATGGCAACAAAATCACCCGTGGGTCTGCCAGGAAAGCCTACATGAAGGATCAACTTGGCTTAGAAGAATAATCACCAATTAACTTGGTTTAAAACACCAGCATAACTATTAATATAAGGAGAGTAAAATGCCAGTACAGACTGCATATGAAGCAGAACATAGTGCGGCTTATGAAGGCCAGCGAGTGGATCTTGGCTTAATTAATATTACTTCAAAAGTGGCACAGGCAGGGGACATCCCTTTTGGCAGGGCAGTTGTAAGAGGGACAGCAGATAATCAAGCAAAATTACCTACTGCTGGAAGTCAAGGCTTCCTGGGTATAACAGAATACACAACTGCCTGGTCTGAAAATGCCAGTGATCTTCATCTTTATTCCCAGTACAGAGAGATGAATATCATAGACTTTGGAGAGATTTGGGTCTATACAGAACAGAGTGTTGTGCCAGGTGACGCAGTTTACTTCAGGCATACTGCTGATACTGCTCCATTGGATATTACTGGAAGATTCCGTAAAGATGCGAGTGGTGCAGATGCTGAACTGATTGTAGGTGCATCTTTTGAGAGCACAACTGCAGCCGGTGGGATTGCAAAGATCAAACTTAATACCCCTGGTGTTGGAGTTCTTATTGCTCCTGATAGCTCAGAAACAATTACTGCAACAACTGCTGTAGCTGGTGTTGCCACAAGTATTACTTATGTTGATACTACCCTGGGAGCAATGGCAGCAAGTCTTGCAGATGGTACTGAAGGCCAGATCAAAAAGATTATGATGACTGTAGATGGTGGAGACTGTATTATCACCCCAGCAAATCTGGCTATAGGTGCAACTTTAAGATTGACAGATGTCTTCAGTTCTTTCACTTTACAATTTTCAGGGTCTTCATGGAAAGTAATTGCAAAAGAAGGCAAGGCAATTGTAACCATTACTGCTGCGACAACTGCTGTAATGCCTCTTGATGTAGATATATTTATTTTTGATTCTACCATTGGAGCATCTACTGGAGCACTTGCAGCTGGTTATCCTGGTCAGTGTGTTAATATGAAGATGCTTGTTGATGGTGGCGATCAGGTAATTACTCCAGCAACATTTCTGGATGGTTCCATCATCACTTTTGATGGTGCTGATTCAGCGGTAATTATATCAGATGGTACTAATTGGCTTGTAGAAGGAACACCAACAGCCGCAGTATCATAATTTAACCATTTAATGTTCACAAAGGGGAGACAAATGAAGATTTATGATGCAGCAACTGGGCTGGCTTTTCTTCTCTCTCAACTTACTCACATTGAGAGTAAGATGTTTGAGAAGAAATATAAAGCAATTACTTATAACCTTATAATCCCAATTTCTAATGAGGCTGGAGAATGGGCAGAATCAGTAACATATTTTTTCATGGATGGTCGGGCAGTTGCTAAGTTTGTTGGAACTAAATCTCTGAATGTTCCTATTGCAGAAATTGGAACTGACAAGATTACTGTTCCTGTAGAGCTTGGTGCTACTGGTTATGAGTATTCTGATGAGGAACTTCGGCAAGCCATACAGCTTAAAAGAGCACTGGCTCCATTGAAGTCCAATGTGGCCAGGCGTGCATATGAAGAACTTGCACAGAAAACTGCCATGAATGGGGATACTACACATAACCTGCCTGGCTTTCTCAATAACACCAATATAACCGCAGCTACTGTGGTTAACCCTGGTAGTGGCACAGAATGGGTCAATAAAACTCCTGGTCAAATTCTTTTTGACATCAATGATTTCATGGGGGATATTTTTGTTGATACTCTTCAGGTTGAAAGACCTAACACCCTTCTGCTACCTACCAGTCAATGGAATTATATTGCTGGTACACCAAGGAGTGATAATAGTGATACTACTATCCTACAGTGGCTGATCAGCAATAGCCCATACCTCACTTCAGCAGCAGACATTATTCCTATTTCTGAGCTTGCTCTCGCGGGCGCGGGGAGTACTGATCGCATGATGGCTTATGATAAAGATATGGACAAAGTGGTGATGCATGTCCCGATGCCGCTCAGGTTTACTGAACCACAGAGAAAAGGCAGGGGGTTTGAAGTCCCAGGTGAGTTCAAACTTGGTGGGGTTGAGTTCAGGTACCCTGGTTCTGCGCGATATGCAGATGGCATTTAATTCATAACCAATAAAAGGGGTCAGATCCTTGATCCCTTTTACAAAAAATAAAGGATATATCCATGATAATAAATAACCAAAAGAAAGCAGTCATTGTTCTAAAGGCTATTGGCATGCCAAACCTCAGGCTGTTCCCTGGCTATAATCAAGTAGATGAAAATGGTGTGGAAAAATATTTTACCAATTCTGCTGCAAAAGCTCACCAGAAGATAAACTTGATGGTGGTGAAATCAGAAGCTTTGACTGCTGAAAATAAAATTCAGGCAGAGAAAGCCAAAGAGAAGAATGATCACCTCAACAAAGCCCAGCGAGTGATTAAATCCCAGAATGAGAAGCTGGAGAAAGATGATAGAATTATTGCAGATCAAGGGGATCAGCTTGCAGAACAGGCAGGGGTCATCCAGCAGCTCCAGGCAGATATGAAAAAGTTGAAAGCTGCAAATGCCAAAACTGATAAAAAAAATTAAGATATAGGGGTCAGGATGTCCATTACTGCTGCTGATTTTAAAATTAGATTCCCAGAATTTGATGCAGAAATTGATGCAAGAATTGAGCTGTTTATTGCAGATTCTGTAATAATTATTAATGAAGTATATTGGGACACAAAGTATAATCTTGGGCTATATTATTTGACTGCTCATTATATCGCCTTAGCCAATAAATCAGCAGCTGGATCCACACAATCTGTAGGAGCTATTGCCAGCAAATCAGTGGAAGGTGTATCTGTTGCTTATGCAAAACACATTCCTGATAATCAGAGTGATGCATATTATGCTTCAACATCTTATGGCCAAAGATATCTGGCATTGAGAAAGACATTAGGGGCTGTTGCTTGTGTCATCTAAATTCAAAAGAAAAAAAATAAATGGTGGAGTTGAAGCTCTAAAAAAGAGAGTCAAAACCCCTGGCACAGTAGATGTTGGCATTATTGATGCAGGCAAGCATCCTTCTGGTGATATAACTGTTGCAGGGATTGGCTTTGTGCATGAATTTGGTACTGCAACTATACCAGAAAGATCATTCATCAGAAGTACTATAAAGGGAAGAAAAAAAGATATAATATCTCTTCAAAAAGGATCATTAAAAAAAATATCAAATGGTTCAATAAATGTTAAAACAGGCTTGGGGCTGATTGGAGAATTCCTGTCTGCTGCAATAAAAGAAAAAATTGTGGCAATTAATTCTCCACCAAACACCCCCGCAACTATTGCAAAGAAGGGGTCAAGCAACCCTTTGATTGATACTGGTCAATTAAAAAATTCTATAACTTATAAGGTGAATAAATAGTGGAAAATTTTAATGATGTTTCAGATGCTTTTGATGGCTTCCTCCAAACAGTCGCGGGTACGCGCGCGGGCGGGAGTTATGTTAGTGGGCGATGGGTGCCCAATGCAGGAACGTCACTTTCTTTCTTTGGTGTAGTGCAAAATGCAGTCCCAGATGATTTGAAAGTACTTGCCGAAGGTCAAAGAACTGAAGAAGCAATTAAAATTCATACCACTTTTGAATTGATACCACAGAGTAGCACTAATGCTGGAGATGTAATTTCTTATAACAATGATAACTGGCGCGTATATAATGTGGCGCATAGGTATATAGGCGGATATCATAAAGCTATAGCAATAAGGCAATAATGCTGGATATTGATGCAATAGAAAATGCTTTAAGAGTATGGGCAGCTGGAGTGACAGGACTTGAAACTATTTTTGCCAATCCAAATGCACCAAGACCCACAGCCCCTTATGTATTGATCCATGTGTTCCAAAATGCTTCAATTGGGACAAGAGAAGCAGGAGCCACATTGAAGATTGATGAATCTACTGATGTTAATTATTCTAATGTAGAATTATTATCTGTCAGCATAAATGTATATTATTCCAATGCTTATAAGCTGGCTACCAAATTAAAAGATAGCCTGGACAGGGTAACAGTCACTGATCAATTGTTTGCTGCTGGGCTTGGGTATAGCAAAGCAGGCAATGTCCAAGATATCCCTGAAATAATAAATAAGCAATGGGAAGAAAGAGGACAATTTGATTGTTTTTTCTTCACCAGATCATCAGATGAAGAAAATATTGAAACCATTCAGAGTACTGAAATAACCAATGAGATTGATGAAACCACTATAATCATATAATACCAGGAGGACGTGTTATGACAATCCAACCAATAAAAAGATTTGTAGATGTAGAAATTAGAAAAGATGTCCCAAGGGTTTCTGCTGCTGGCTTTGGCATCCTACTACTAATTACTGACTCTGTATTATTATCTACAGCCAGGAGGGTCAGAAGATTTACTACAGCTGAAGCAGTAGATAATTTTTTTGGAGATAGTTCAGAAGAATCCAAGGCAGCGGATGCTTTTTTCTATCAAGAACCATTCTTGGAGAATCAACCAGATGAACTACAATTTGGCAGGTTTGCTGATGATGTCACTGCTGCTCTGCTTGAGTGTGGTGATTCTTCTGAGACTGATTTTGAGGTATGGAAACTTATTTCAGATGGGGAATTTGCTGTGACTATTGATGTAGGGCTGGTTGAATTGACAGGCCTTGACTTCTCTTCAGTTACCAGCCTGGGTGATGTAGCCACAGTGATTGATACTGCTTTGGGGGCAAATGGTGATTGCTATTTTCTTCTTAACCGCTTCAATATAAATAGTGCGACTACTGGAGCTGCTTCAACTATAACAATTTTGGACACAGTAGCTGCCCCGGCTGGAACAGACATAAGTGGAAGTGATTACTTGGATGGGGATGTAATTGCCAGTCCTACAAACCTGGGTGGCTCAATCCTTTCTCAAGGACAGATTGCAGAAGAATTTTCAGTAGCAATTGATGCCATTGAGGCAGTAAATAATGACTGGTATGCAATGGGCGCTCTATTGGCTTTCAGAGATTTGGATGTGACTGAAGACATGGCAGATGCCATTGAGAGTCGTCGAAAAATGTTCTTGATTGCCACCAATGAGGCAAATACTTTGGTGCTGGGTAGTACTTCAACATTTGCATATTACCTCAAGAATGCTAACTACAAAAGGTCTTCTGTTATATATCACAATAATAGTACTCTTTATCCAGATGTTTCTTGGATGGGACAACAGTTGCCTAAAGATATTGGTTCAACCAACTGGGCATTTAAAACTTTAGCAGGGATTGCACAGGGGGCAGAAGTGGATATCCCTACAGTATTATTAACTGAATCCCAGAAAGATGCTGCCATGGATGTGAATGCCAATGTTTATACTGAAGTCTTGGCTGCTTCTTTCACTTATTTTGGCACCATGGGTGGAGGCAAAAATGCAGACAAAGAAGGTGAATTTATTGATATCATAAGAAATATTGATTTCCTTCAGGCCAGAGTTGAAGAGGGACTCATGAGTCTATTCCTTGAAAAAGATATCATCCCATTTACCAATGCTGGAATTACCATAGTTGATACCAGGCTGAAAAATATGCTTGATTTATATGGAGTTAAACAGGGCATCCTGGTCCAGGGTTCTGTGATTACTTCTTTTCCAAAAAGATCAGAAGTATCTCAATCAGACAGGGATGATAGACTCCTTCCAGATGGTACCTTTATTGCAGAACTACAAGGGGGTATTGTCAAGGTTGTTGTCAGAGGCACTGTTTTTGTTTAATAAATAATATATTCTTTTAAAGGAGTCAATAATGCCAGAATTTAAAACTTATTCATTTTCAAATGTTAATGTCATCTTTGGAATTATTGAGCTGCAAGGGTTTGCAGAAGGGGATGATGCTGTGGTTATTGAATTAGAAGCAGATCAATTTCTTGATATGGCAGGTGCCAAAGGGGATGTGGTTAGATCACAGTCTAATGATAATCGCTGCACTGTTACTGCCAAACTTCTTCAGACTTCTGTTAGTAATAAAGAGCTGACTGTAATATATAATGCAGATAGAGAGCTTGGTGCTGGGGTATCTCCAATGGTTATTGAAGATAAAGAAACTGGTGAAACTTTTATCATCAATAATGCCTGGATTCAAAAATATCCTGCTATAACAAGAGGGCAAGGAGTCAACTCTATGGACTGGGTATTCAGAGGTGATTTTTTAACAGCTGCAATAGTATAAAGGAAAATATGATATGGAGCAGAAAAGCAAATCAATAGGCAATACAGTTTATCTTGTTACCCAAATGGATGCTATAAGGTCACTGAAGGTGCAGACTAAACTTATTAAAATTTTGGGGCATGGTGCTGTCCAGCTTCTGGATAGAGATAAGCCCATTAAGGACAAATTGGCTGCATTAATACCTAAGCTGATGGAGAAGTTTGATGCAGATTTGGTCAATGAACTTGTCTTGTCTCTTTTTGATAAGGGAGTGTTTACTCAGGCAGAAGGGGTGCCAAAAGTTCTGGATTTTTCTACCCATTTTGCAGGCAAGCCATTTGAGATGTGGAAGGTGGTGGCTTTTATTATGGAGGTCAATTTTGACTTGGGGGAGTTATCAGGGTCAAGTTTGCCCACCACAGGCAAGGAGTCCTTGACCAAAGACAATTAAATATTAGCCAATTTATAGCAAGATTAATAAATGGTGGGATGGCTACATTGCATGAATTGCAGACAGTATATAGTTTAAAGGATGCGTATTATTTAAGTGAAGTTCTTGATTTAAAAGAAGAACAAACTTATTTACAGAATAAATGAAAAATAACAATGAAAACAAGGCTCTAATATCCTGTATAACAAACTTATTTAAGGCAGGTTATATATATGCCTGCCTTATTTATACTGCTTAAGAGGCAATAATGGCTGATACTATAATTGAAAATTTGATAACTAAATTGTCCTTCATTTTTGATGAAGATAAGCTGGAGAAGTTTGATGACTATGTCAACTCTGCAGTTAAAGGCCTGACTGCTTTGGTTGGAGTTGCAACTGTGGCAGCTACAGGTATTTTTATTTTTACAAAAAAGATTGCAGAGTCAAATGATGAATTAGGAAAATTTGCTAAAAGAACTGGAATTGATATCAAAGCGCTTCAGGAATTAGGATATGTAGCTGAATTGAATGGGGGCTCTATTGATTCCATGAATAGTTCTTTGGAAAATCTTTCAAGGATTGCTTCTGAAGCAGCCAGAGGTATGGGGGTTGGGGTTGAAGTATTTGGCATATTGGGGGTTTCAGTTACTGATGCAAAAGGCAAATTGAAAGATGCTGATGTTCTCCTTGATTCAGTATCTGATGCAGTATCCAGGTTAGGCAGTCAAGCAGAGAAGCTTGAGTTTGCTCAGAAGTTGGGCATTGGCAGTGATCTACTTCTTTCCATCCAGCAGGGCAGCAAGGCTTTAAGAGAGCAAAGAAAAGAAGCAAGAGAGTTTGGCTTCATCATTGATGAAGATGCAGCCCGGGGTGCGGCAGAATTTAATGATCAATTATTAAGAGTGCAGAAAGTAGTTTCAGGGGTTGCCAGTGCAATTGGGACAAAATTTATGAAGCAATTTAGTCCAATGATTGATAAATTTTTAGACTGGTTTAAGGTGAATAAAGCTATTATTAAGCAGAATTTAATATCTTTTCTTGATAAGGCAGTAGTTATTATTCGTGGAATTTTCACTGTTGTGAGCAGGGTTGTAGGAGTTATTACCAGTCTGGTTGCTGCCATGGGTGGATTAAAGAATACTATTATTGCAGTTACTGGATATCTTGTAGCAATGAATGCTTCTGCTGTGCTGATGCCAATCTTGTTAATTGCTGTGACAGCAAGTATCCTTTTAATGCTTGAAGACATCATCAAATATGCAGAAGGCGGGGAATCAGCAATTGGAAGTCTGGCAAAAAAAATTCCACTGCTGGATAGTGCATTAGATGGTACGCTTCACCTACTTGGGATGATAAGAGATGGCTGGGTATTAATTTTTACCCAGGGTGATGAAGCGCTTGAAGGGCTGATCATGATGCTGAAAGATGTTGGCAGAAGTATAACTGATTTCTTTTTGACTCCTTTGAATAAGGCTTTAGACCTGCTCAAAAAAATTCCAACATTTGGTCTTTTTGAAGGTGAAAATCAATTAGAAAATAAGCCTACTCCTAATCAATTAGAAAATAAGCCTACTCCTAATTCAAATTTTATGACTGTCTCACATAGGCTGCTAAATCAAGAACGTAATTTGCCAACAGCACAGGGCTCACAGGCAGTATCAAATAGCACAGTGAATAAGCCAAATATATCTATCAGCATTAATGGTGGTGATACTGATAAGATAAAACAAGTAGTGACTGGAGTATTGAATCAGCAGTATAGTGGAGCACAAACCAATTTAGAATCACAAGTGGATTATTAAAATGTCAATAGCCCAATTATTTTTTAGAAAAGGCAATTTTATATCAACTATAGAACTTGATATAATTATATCTGAAAGTGCTTCAGCTACAGTTAGAATCACAGAGAATCCTGTAGAAAATGGCGCGAATGTAAATGATCACATCATAATTGAACCTTTAACATTTACCACAGTTGGAATAATTAGTAATATAAGTTCATCTACCATAGGCCAATTTACCAGAGTGCCAACTATTTTTTCACAGAGTACAGCCAAAAGTAGAGAAGCTTGGGAGGCACTTCTTGAACTACAAGTTGATAGGATACCATTCACTTTAGTGCAAGGGCTGAAAGAATATAAAAATGTTGTGATTATTGGCCTATCAGAAAGTCAAGACAAAGATACAGCCAATGGTTTATTTTTTACTGCCACCATGAAAGAGATCATTTTTGTGGGTGCAAAAACTGTAACAGCAGAGCAGTTCAATGACTCATCTATAGCAGATAAGATGATTACTGCTATAGAGGGAGGACTTAAACAGCTATTTAGTTTATAATTGAGGTAATGATGTATCTACCATTAACAAATAATCCTGAAGAATCATTTAACATATCCATATTTGAAACAGTATATTTATGTAGACAACTTTGGAATGAAAATGGATTTTGGACTCTTGATATAAAAGATGTAAGTGGGAATATTCTTGTCTATGGAGTAAAACTAGTTGCACAAGAATATTTATTGAGCCAATATCCACAATTAGATTTTGACTTAATAAGCACAG